AACAAACTGGAAGGTGTAAAGGTCAACGGTGTTGCGCTGGAAATCGCTGAGAAGATGGTAAACCTTTTGGTTGCTACCGGTACTGAAAATGGTACTCTGAAGGTCAACAATGTTGACATTGCTGTTGCTGGTCTAAAGGCTCTGGCATACAAGGCACAGGTATCTGAGGCTGACTTTGATGCTGCTCTGAAAGCTGCATTTAAGGCAAAAGCAGAACAGTCTGCACTGAACGCTGTCAAGAGCGATGTAGATACCCTGAAAGGCTCTGGTGCTGGCTCTGTAGACCAGAAGGTTACTGACGCTCTGAATGAGTTTGCAACCAAAGTATCTGACGACAAGGTTGTAAACACCTACAAAGAGCTGGTTGACTGGGCTGCTCAACATGGTGGCGAAGCTGCTACTATGGCTGGCAATATCACCAAGAACACCAAAGCTATCGAGGCAGTTAAAACCCTGATTGGTACTCTGCCGGAGGAAGCATCTTCCGCAACTGTCGTTGAGTACATCGCAGAGGCGATTGCTGCAATCGGTATTGGCGATTACGCAAAGACCGCTGATATGAATGCCGCTCTTGACAAGAAAGTAGACAAGGTTGAAGGTTCTCGCCTGATGACCAATGCAGAGGGTACTAAACTGAATGGTATTACTGCAAATGCTACCAAGGTTGAGAAATCTAACACCAACGGCAATGTAAAAATCAATGGTGCTGAAACTGTCGTCTATACTCTGCCACAGGATGTTGTAAAGGGTCAAATTGCAACCAGCCAAGAAGTAACTGAAATGCTCAACGAGGTCTTTGCTTCCCCTGCTGCTTAATCGTTAGGACGGTGCGTATGGGGTAGCAAAGCACTACCCCATACTTACCATTTGAAAGGAGATTAAGCGAAATGAATACTGAAAAACTAAGTCCCTTTGAGGGGTTACGATTAGTAGCCAATGCTGCAAAGGGCTATATTGCACAACAGATTGCGACTATTGCTGGTACAGTAGAAGGAATTGTGACTGATTTAAATGCCTCCATTACAAAACTGGAGGGCGATATGCCAAAGAAGTTAGATAAGGTCGCAGCAAATAAAGCTGCTGAATTAGTTACAGCTCAGGCAGACGGAACTATAGCTGTCAGCGGAAAGAAAATAGGTGGAGCTACTTTAGCATCGACACCAAACCAAAATACCGTGGCAACAGAACAGGCTGTAAAGGCGTATGTCGATGCACACAATGGTTTGCATGATATGTTTTCCCAAACCCTGAAAGCTACTGATTGGATACAACAGGACAACGATACTTATACAATTTCTTTTACTCACCCATTGGTAAAAGATTCATATAAGCTGGATGTATCTTGTGATACACCAACCTTTCAGCAGTTTGTTGCAGATGGGGTGACTTGTATCAGAATCGACAACAACAATGGTACTGCTGTCGCTGTCTGTATTGGCTCAAAGCCTACTGTCGATGTAACAGTACAAATAACTATTGTAAAACTTCAAGCAAATATATAAGCAAAGGAGGCTGACAAATGGAGGCTTTAAGTGAGATTTCCAATCTAGTAAAGGAATACATATCACCAGAAGTCATCTGGCTTGTCCCCTGCTTGTATGCTCTTGGCTCGATTGTAAAGAAATCAAAGAGA